TGACTCGTTCCATATGCGCGGTAAATTTGAGTTAAAGGGGTAAGCCGATGGAAGCTAAAAAATGGAAAACGAAGATATCGGCGAACCTGAAGCAGATAAAGGTCGAGCCGAAACAGTATGAAGCGGTGATAAACACGCTTGCGGATATTCTGGAGCAGCGGGACGCATGCCTTGCGAAATACGTCGAGGATGGAGCCATCCCAATCATGGAATACACGAACAAAGGCGGCGCGACGAACACGGTTAAAAATCCGCTCCTCATCTTATGGACAGACCTCAACACTCAGGCGCTCGCCTACTGGCGGGAACTCGGCCTGACACCTTCCGCATACAAAAAGATGACCGGCGGGAAACCGGTCGAAGAAAAGGAGAGCGCGCTCGAAGCCGTGCTTGCAAAGCTTGGAGCCGGTTAAGGGTAAGCACTGGAAAGTAGCGCTCGACTATGCGGAAGGGATACGGAACGGGACGATTGTCGCAAACATCGAGCGGAAACAGTGCGTTGAGCGGTTCTTTCGGGATTTGGAGAATCCGGAATATGAGATGCGACCGAAAGGCCCGGAGTTCTGTATCGGAATCATTGAGAAAACACTCTGCCATCAGCAGGGCGAAGCTTTAGACGGAACGCCGATGAGGGGCAAGCCGTTTTTGCTTCAGCCGTGGCAGATATTCGTTATCTACAATCTGCTCGGATTCTTCCACACGGGGACGAAGATAGTCAGGTTCCATGAAGCGCTGATTTACATTCCGAGGAAGAATAGTAAGACCACGTTCGCGGCGGCTCTTGCGTGGGCGCTGTCGCTGTGGTATCGGCGCTCTGGGGCGAAGATGTACGTATCCGCTGCGGCGCTCATCCAGTCGCTTGAATCTTTCAATTTTCTGGACTATAACGTCAAGCGAATGGGCGAGGATGACAAAAACGGCGGGCATGTCCATATTATCGACAATAACAATGAGCACAGCATGGAAGCGACGTTTCCGGATGGCTCGTTCTTCCTCCGAGCGCTTGCGGCAAATCCGGATACGCAGGATTCACTGAACTGTAATCTTGCCATCTGTGACGAGATACACGCTTTCCGCACTCCGAAACAATACAATCTGTTCAAGGAGGCCATGAAGGCGTACACCAATAAGCTGATTATCGGAATCAGCACGGCCGGAGACAACGCAAACGGATTCCTGGGGCAGAGATTGAAGTATTGCCGCTCTATTCTGGATGGAACTATCAAGGACGAGCAGTATTTTGTGTTCATGTGCTGTGCAAATCCGGACGAGAACGGCGAATATGACTTCACGAATCCGGTCGTTCACGAGATGGCAAATCCATCATACGGAATCACGATTCGTCCGGCGGATATCCTGAACGACAGTCTCCAAGCGAGGGACGACCCGCAACAGCGGAAGGACTTCTTTGCGAAGTCGCTCAATGTGTTCACGAATGCGATTAAGGCATATTTCAACATCGCGGAGTTTAAAACGTCTGACGAGCAGTACGACTGGTCTCTCGATGAACTCGCAAAGCTTCCGATCAAATGGTATGGCGGCGCGGATTTGTCGAAGATGCACGACCTGACTGCCGCGGCCTTGTATGGAGTCTATAACGATGTGAACATCATCATCCCGCATGCCTTCTTCCCTGTCGTTGCGGCGCACGAAAAGGCTGAGAAGGATAATATCCCGCTGTTCGGGTGGATGGATGACGGATGGCTGACCATGTGTAACACACCTACGACAGAATACTCGGACGTTGTGCATTGGTTCGAGGACATGCGGAAGCGCGGTTTTAAGATTGCGCAGGTCGGGCATGACCGGAAATTTGGGCGTGAGTACATCGGATTGATGAAGGCGGCGGGGTTCCGTGTCATCGACCAGCCTCAATATTATTACATGAAGTCGGAGGGCTTCCGGCACATCGAAAAGGCCGCGAAGGACGGAAAGTTGTACTATCTCCACGCGAAACCGTATGAGTACTGCGTCGAGAATGTCCGAGCGGTCGAGAAGACCGACGACATGATCATGTATGAGAAGATCCAGCAGACGTATCGAATCGACATATTCGACGCGTCTGTTTTTGCATGCGTCAGATACCTGGAAAATCTTGAGAAGCAGAAAAAAGGATCCTCCTGGTGGGGTGATAAGAAAGACAAGGACGGTAAGGACAGTGAATCATGAAGATTTTTGGCTATGAGATTACAAAACAGAAAAAGCCTCGACAGAAGCGCGCGAACAATGACGCGACTATCTCGGATCTGATCCGCGTCCTGACCGGCGACGAATACAGTTCGCTGTGCTGCGCAGGGTATACAACACTCGATCAGAATCCGGAGATCCTGACGGCGTGCCGTAAGATCGCGGACCTGATCAGCTCCATGACGATCCATCTGATGAGCAACTCAGATAACGGCGACGTGCGGATCATCAACGAGCTGTCCCGAAAATTGGACATCAGTCCGAACGACTACATGACCAGGAAGACCTTCATGGACGTCATCGTCATGAACATGCTCCTGTATGGCAAGGGCAACAGTGTCGTCAGGGTACACACGCATGACGGCCTGCTCGGGGACCTGGAACCGATCAATCCGGCGCGGATCGGGTGGGCGACGCATGGATACGGGTACAGGATCCTGATCGACGGAGTGCCGTGCGATCCGAACGCGGATCTTCTTCATTTCGTGCTCAACCCGGATCCGGCGTATCCGTGGATGGGCCGCGGACTGACGTGCGCCATTAAAGACGTCGCGAACAACATCAAGCAGGCGCGGCGAACGGAAAAAGGCTTCATGGAGAGCAAGTGGAAACCTTCCGTCATCGTCAAGGTCGACGCATTGATCGAGGAGTTCTCCTCTCCGGAAGGCCGGAAGAAACTCCTTGAAAGCTATGTACAGTCCTCCGATGTTGGAGAGCCGTGGCTAATACCGGCGGATCAGTTCCAGGTAGACCAGATTCGACCGCTTTCTCTTGCGGATCTCGCTATTAACGATACGGTCGAGATCGACAAGCGGACGATCGCGGCGATGCTGGGTGTTCCGGCTTTCGTGCTCGGGGTCGGCGAGTACAAGCAGGAAGAATGGAACAACTTCATCAATAACACGATAAGGCCGATTGCAAAGGGCATCGAGCAGGAAATGACGAGGAAGCTGATCCTGTCGCCGAAATGGTACCTGAAGTTCAACATCTGGTCTCTCATGAACTGGGATATCCAGACGATTGCATCCGTATTCGGAGAGCTCCGGAAGCAGGGTGTTGTATCCGGGAACGAAGTCCGCGACCGCGTAGGCATGAGCCCGAGAGACGGCCTCGACGAGCTGGTAATGCTCGAGAACTATATCCCTACTGACCGCCTGGGCGATCAGAAGAAGCTGGTGCAAGGAGGGAACGATGAGTAAAGAAAAATACCAGATTCGGGCTTTTTTGTCCGATTTTGAAACCAGAAAAGACAGCGATGATAGTCCGCATATAACCGGCTATTTTGCTGTCTTCAACAGCGACTATGAGATATTTCCGGGCTGTACTGAGTCCATTGCACCGGGGGCGTTTTCCGACGAACTGCACTCCGATGTAAGGGCATTGATCAACCACGACACGCGGCTTGTTCTCGGACGGACTATTGCCGGAACGCTTGAACTTCGCGAAGACGAAAAAGGCTTGTGGGCAGACATCGCCGTCAATCCGAAAGACAGCGAGGCCATGAACGCATACGCCAGAGTTGAGCGAAGAGACGTGACGCAGTGCTCCATAGGGTTCGACGTTATCGACGAAGAACACGAAAATCGCGAGGACGGAACGCATCACTACACGATCAAGAAAGTAAAGCTCTATGAAGTATCTTGTTGTACATTCCCGGCTTACGAGGAGACTGCAATCGAAGCCAGAAAAGCAGACATTGCGGCGATTGAGAAGCGCAGGACAGACGTATGGCGGGAAGAAAGGCATAAAAGATTAAAGGAGGTAAGCCATGGCGCTTAAAACTCTAATGCTTCGAAAGAAAATCGAAGACAAAAAGAAAGAGCTGGAAGCCGTAAGGGCATCCGGCGACTTCGAGACCCGCGAGGCTGAGATCGAGAAAGCCATCGAAGAGGCAGACACCGATGAGGAAAAGTCCGCTGTTGATGAAGAAATCGACAAGCTCGAAGCGGAGAAGAAAGAAGCTGAGGACAAGATCGAGGGGCTTGAGAGAGAGATCGAAGCACTCGATCAGGAGCTGGCCGCGATCGAAGAGGGCCAGAAAGACAAGAGAAAGGACGGTAAGATCGAAATGGGCGAGAAGTTCGCACGCGATTCCATGGAGTACAGGACTGCTTTCCGCGATTACATCCAGACCGGAAAGCTCAATAAAGAAATTCTTGAATTTGACAAGAGGAACGATGCCGTCAGCACGTCGAGCGATCTCGGCGTACTGCTTCCGGAGACGATCGTGCAGGAGATCATCAAGGGCGTCGGTGAAGTCCACGGCCAGCTTTATGACCGCGTTCGCAAGACGAACCTGAAGGGCGGCGTCAAGTATCCGATCGGCTCTTTCACGGCGGCATTTAACCGCATTACTGAGACAACGAAATCCAACAGACAGGATCCGGGCGGAGTTACCGGCTATGTTTCCTTCGGATACAAGATCGGTGAGATTCGCCTCGCGCGTACTCTGCTCCAGGCTGTTCTTTCTGTTCCGGTCTTCGAACAGGAATTTTCCAAAGCAGTCGCAGACGCTTATGTAAAGGCCATGGATATCGAAATCATGACCGGCACAGAGGCGAACAATCAGTGCGTCGGTATCCTGACAGAGGCGGCGGCTCAGAATTCCCGCATCCCGGCAGGAAACATCATTGAATTCACAGCGGCAGAGGCGGCAGACTGGACAGAATGGCAAAAGAAGCTGTTTGCAAAGATCCCGCTCGCGATGAGAGCAGAAAAGCCGGAATTCGCCATGACAGCGGCGACATATGAGAGCGTAATCAAGACACTTGCGGACAACCAGAAGCGTCCGGTATATGCGGAGACCTTCAACCCGGTCGACGGCACAGAGCGCGCGACGTTCAAGGGTAAGGAAGTTATCTTTGTTGAGAACGACAGTCTGAAGGACTTCGACACGGCAACGAACGGTCAGTTCTTCGCCATGTACTGGGTGCCGCAGAAGGCATATGCGATCAACTCCAACCTCGAGTTTACGGTCGTCGATTACTTCGACCACGAGACGAATCAGTGGGTCAAGAAAGCGCTCGTTATTAACGATGGCAAGGTCCTTGACGGCGAGTACATCTACCTGCTGAAGAAGAAGGTCACTGCCTGATAAGGAGGTAGCCTATGAAGCTGAGAGTATGCGTTGAATTTGTCGATAAGCTCACAGATGAAACGTACCATATCGGAGACGTTATCGAGGTGAGCGAGTCGAGAGGGGCGGAGATTCTTGCGCATCCGCAGAAGCTGGTCGAAGCGGTCGAAGAGCCCAAGCCGCAGAAATCAGCTTCACGCGGACGAAAGCGGGGTGGTGTCAAGTGACACGCTTGGAGATCTTATCAATGACAAAGAGCAACCTGCAGATCGCAGGGAGCTCCTTTGATGATTATCTTGAGTTCTTGATCGATGCGGCACAGAACGCGATCAAAGCAGAGGGCATCACGATTGATTTTGACGCGATTGACGACTGCAATCTGATCGTGATGTATGCCTCGTACCTGTACCGGAAGCGCGTCGGCGACGATCCTGTCATGCCGCGCATGCTCAGGTATGCGCTCAACAATCGGGTATTCGCCGAAAAGGCGAAGGCTGTCGAAGGTGGTGGTGCATCGTGAATGTGGCGGAAGGTGTCTTAAGAATCTACACGCGCCAGAATGTAGCAGCGGCAGGAGAAATGCCCGTCTATCGTCTTGTGCCAAAATTCTCGGATGAAATTTATTATGAGGATAGAAGGTTTGGCTATAATCGTTATTATACGGCTTTAGGCCATGACCAGAATATCACCAAGATGGTTCGTATCTATGATAAGCAGGTAGAAACTGGGGATTACGCTATCATTGATGGAGTGCAGTACCTGATTGACCCGGTTCAGCCGGATAGAGACGAAGACGGCTTGAAAATCCGCGACCTGACGCTCTCGAAGCTGGAGAAATACTATGATTGCATTGATGAGTAAACTTCAGAATCTCCGTGATGCACTCGTTGCGGTCTTGCCGGAGACGTATCACTATCAGAGACCGGCGCGGGCTCCGGCACCGTTCGCTGTCTGGAAAGAAGACCATGAGGATCTGAGCATCGAAGCGGATAATCACAAAGCGGAACAGGGGATTTCCGGATACCTGGATTATTTCACGCTTACGGAGTTTGATCCGATTGTAGACGCTTTCCAGACATGCCTTAACGGGCTTTCAGATTGCAAATACTGGAATCTGGACTCGGTCGACAAGGAAGACGAGACCGGCCTGATCCACTTCCGCTGGTCCTGGAGGGTGTAGCCATGGCAACTTTCAAAGTCAGCGACGGGATAGACAATTATATCCGACAGCTCCAGAACTGCGCGGACAAGACGGAAAACATCATAAAGCGGTCTGCGTGGGAAGGTGCTCGTGTTGTCATGGATGCGGTCAAAGCGGAGGCTAACGGCATACCGACACGCGGAAGCACAAAAGGCAGTACGGACATTGTAAACGGTCTGACACCGACACAGAAGGCGGGTGTTATCTCGTCACTCGGTATCGCTCGCTTTCGTCAGGACGGGAACTTTACGAACGTCAAAATCGGCTCGGACGGATACAACACAGTCAAAACCGAAAAGTATCCGAACGGTCAGCCAAACGCGATGCTGGTGCGAGCACTTGAATCCGGTACGTCGTTTCGTGCGGCATATCCATTTGTGAGCCGGGCGGTATCAAAGTCGCGAAGCAAAGCAATCGAGGCAATGCGCAAGCAGTGTGACGAAGAAGTTAAAAAATATGTGCAGACATAAGGAGGATAAACTATGTCAGCAGCAGGAAAAGTATGTGTAGGTTTTTCGAAGCCCTACGTTGCAGTATATGCAAATTCCGGCACAACAGTATCTTATTCCGACGGGCGTGTCCTTGCTCGCGGTGTAGATGTATCAATCGAGCCGGAGACATCGGATGATAACAAATTCTACGCCGACAATACGGAGGCAGAGACAGACGCAGGGACATTCTCCGGCGGCACTCTCAGCCTGACAGTCGACGGCCTGCATCAGGACGCGGAATCGCTCATTATGGGACTCCCGGCAGCAGACCAGAGTGGATGGATCTCTTACGGAGATTCGCAGACGGTTCCGTTCGTGGGCGTTGGCTACATCGCCAAGTACATGTCCGGCGGCGAGATCACTTATGTGCCGACCATCATCCCGAAAGTCGTCTTTAACCAGATCTCGAGCGCGCATGCGACATCTGAGGACAGTCTGAATTTCCAGACTCAGGCACTCACGGCTCAGATCAAGCGCGCAGACGACGCGGATCGCAGTTGGAAGTATCTTGGAGAGCCGCAGACCACGGAAGCGCTCGCAGAAGCGGCTATCAAGACAAAATTCGGCATTACAGGCTGATAATGGAGGGGTAATACATGATTATCAATGGCAAGGAATACGGATTCTTTTATTCCGTCTGGGCGCACTGTGAGTATAACGATTGGATCGTTAAGAATCCTAACTCAAGTTATGCGTCCGCAATCATCCAGAAAGCCGTCATCATGTCGAAGGCTTATGCCGATGCGCATGGCGGCCCTGTACTTTCGGCGAAGGATGTGCTGAATCTTCCGAAGTACGTTTTTGACGAGCTCATTGCAGAGACGGACGCGGCAGAAAAGCGCGACTCGGAGCGGACAGTAGAATCCGCCCCGTCGGCAAAAAACGCAGGAAGCTCCGCAAAGTAAAAGAAATGAATTGGGCTTGGTACCTGTTTTACGGGCATCAGCTTAACATGAATGAAAAGGAGGTTAAGTCGACAGCATACGGTATGATGTGTGACTTAATCTCCTGTTTTTCTATTTTTAACGGACTTTCGGAGCAAAAGGAAAAGAAACTTACGTACGAGCAAATCATGGAGCTGAAATAGGTCGCTCTTTAAGGAGGTGGTGTCCGTGGCCGGTGTTAATATCGGGCCTCGACTATCCGCATAGGTATCGAAGGCGAAAGCGAATTTCGCAGACAAATGAATCAAATCATCCAGTCAACGCGAACGCTTAAGACTGAGATGAAGGCTACGGAGTCGAGCTTTTCCGCTAGTGACTCCGCAATGAAAAAGGCCAGTGAGAGAAGCAAGATACTCTCGCGGGAAATCGAAAATCAAAAAAAGCATATCGAGAACTGCCGGACAGCCTTACAGCAGGCTACGGACAAATACGGAGAAGCTGACAGCAGAACACAGAGATGGGCGCAGGCCCTTAACAACGCGACCGCGGAGCTGAACCGGATGAACTCCGAGCTTGCGAATAACAACGCCTTGACCGCATGGGGACAGGACGTTGAAGCGCTCGGCCAGCGGATACAGGGCATCGGCTCCACGATAAGCAGCGTTGGCGATGCGATGACGAAATACGTCACCGGGCCGATCGTGGCGGGCGGCGCGGCATCCGTGAAGCTAGCGACCAGTTTTGAGGATTCGCTCGCAAAGGTCTCCACGATTGCGGATGAGTCCGAAGTCTCGATGGATGACATGAGCGACGCGATCAAAAATCTGAGCAATCAGACAGGCATCGGAGCGTCGGACATCGCAGAAGCTACATATCAGGCGATTTCTGCCGGGCGGTCTACTGCTGATGCGGTCGGATTCGTGGAACAGTCATCCAAGCTCGCCGCGGCAGGATTTACGGATGTAACAACGTCGGTTGATACGCTCACAACGATTTTGAATGCTTACGGGTTGAGCGCGGAAGAGACCGCATCAATATCAGATAAGCTCATTGTCACACAGAATAAAGGAAAGACACAAGTCGGGCTTTTAGGCCAGTCTCTTGGATCTGTGATTCCAACAGCGGCGGCGTTCGGCGTTTCGCTTGACCAGGTGCTTGCTTCTTACGTCTCCATGACAAAATCCGGTATTTCGACCGCAGAGGCTACCACATACCTTAATGGAATGCTCAATCAGCTCGGCAAATCCGGAACGGACGCGAGCGACATCCTGAAGGAGAAGACGGGCA